ACAGAGAGCGGATACTCTCTTGCACCATTTCTATACTTAACAGGTAGTACTGGTGCAGATAGTTCTCCACTATATGTATTAGAGGATTCGCTTTGCAGGACAGTTTCATTGCCATTTAATGCAGCTTGTAATTTCAATGCCATTGCGGTTCTGCCCTTTCCTCATACAGTGTTAACATAAAATCAAATTTACCGGACCAGCTTATTAAACTTCTGCCTGACCGGATTTTCTGAAACACAGATCTTTTCTTTTCTCTGCTGTCAAAAATATTAACAGCTGTTCCGTCATTCATGATTTTTGTTACCGTCCTTTTTAAACTATCAACAATGATATACTCACCATTTTCCAGATAATCATTAATCAGATACTCATAACCACCAATTATAATCTGTGGATTAAGCACTGATCCGAAAATCTTTAATTCAAAATTACATGCTTTGATATAACTGTTCATAATGCTTCGATTTCTCATGCCATTTGCATATCTATAAGCATATCGGTAAGCATATTTTTTATTATCGGTACTCAAAGATTCTGATGCATCAAAATAATACTCAGATTTTTTGATCCAAAACGGATTTTCCGCAATAATATTTATTTTTATTTCAACGGCATAAAACATTTCTTCATAATCTGAAAAATTTTTCTGTGTAATAAAACACTCAAGATAATATCCATTGACAAAAAGCTTTCCGGGTTTTTTATCCAAAATGTCTTTTTCAGTGATTTGATGCAGATTATCCATTACTTCATCATATTCTTTTTTTGAATCTGCAAAAACAGAAAGTGTGACACTCTTTTCAACAATATCCTTATAAAAAGATGTGATTGTATTTCGCCCATTTCCACTTTCAGATGTATATGACCATGATGCATCGAAAAGTGTTTCTGGTTTCTGAATTACAATTGGGAAGTTGTCAAACATAATTTTCTGTTCAGCATTATTTTCATAATAAATTTCCATGTCTAATCTCCATTAAAGGCTCTAACAAATTCTCTCCGGTTTAAATTTACAACATATGTTCCCGGATTTTTTCTAAGTGCGACAGCCACTTCGTTACCTAATCTCTCATAGTCAATCTGAGGTATCATGGAAATGAACTGATTCATGGAATTTGAAATATATTCTTCCAAAACCGAAATGGGAAGGACAGCTTCCGCTCCGGCTTCTCCACCTCCCATTAACTGATTTCCATTGATTCCAAATAGCGTAGGTGCATTTAAAACTGCTCCTTTCGCATACCACTGAACACCAATAGATGGAACTGATGGAGGATTTAATGAGAAAGAACCGCTGATTGAAAAATGCGGCATCTTCAAATCTGGAAATTTCCATTCGAAATTAAATAAACTTTTAATCTTTTCGATTCCGCTAAAGAATTTCTCGTGTATTTCTTCCATTTTTAAAGACCATGCATCCTTCATAGCCTGCAATTTTCCACCGGTCAGTGTATTAATCGCATCAAATTTCATTGTGGAGATCTCATGGATAGCTTGAAATCCTGCCGATACAATTCCCTTTATACCACCGCCATTTTCTTCATATTTGCTTTTTATATTATCTAATTTCGACTGTGTCATCTGTAGCATGGAACCAAGTTTTCCATCTGTCATCGAATTTAATTCTGTATACATAACAGATGCGATTCCTTTAATACCGCCGCCGTTTTCTTCGTATACTGATTTCATGTTATCCAGCTTTTCTGTCGCTACAGATACGATTCCTTCCAACTTTTCTGATGCGGTATTTTTCAATGCTTCAAATTTTTCTGACGCCATATTATGAATTTCTTCTAACTTTCCACCTGTCAAAGCATTTAAAACATCATATTTTGCTGTTGCAATTTCATTGACAGTTTGAAGCCCTGCGGAAAAAACTCCCTGAATGCCACCACCGTGTTCCTCATAAGCTGACTTTATATTATTAAGTTTTTCCTTAGTAACATCAACAACCGCTGACAATCTTCCATCTGTAATTGCGTCAATTGAATTATAGGCTTCGGAAAATCCTGCTTTAACAGATTCTTTAAAATTTGAAATCCCTCCGCTGATCTTATCTGGGAGACTTGTAAAAAATCCTCCGATATTATTTATTCCATCTGAAAGTTTTTCTTTTGCATCACCGAAAAATCCAGTGATGTCATCCCACAATCCAATCCAGAATCCACGAAATTCTTCACTTGTATTCCAAAGGTAAATAAATCCTCCGACTAAAAGTGTAATTACGGCAACTCCCCATGTTATCGGACTTGCTAAAAATGCAAGATTCGCTTTTAATTGGGCGGCTGCCAATCCATGCAGAGTTGTTGTATTTGCTGCTTCCATAGCAGTTTTTATTCCTGTAACGGCATTATACGCACCAATTCCAACAGTAAGAGAACCCAGAACCAATGCTACGCCTTCCAGCGTTGATCTATGTTCTTTTGCCCACTCAATTCCATCTTTTATATTCCCTATCATGTCTTCTGCTGCCGGAATCACATCATTTGTAATTCCCTGAACAACATCTCTAAGAGGAGATTCGACATCATCAAAGATAGAAATCTTTAATCCGTCAAGAGCTGACTCCATCAGGGTGACATCACCTTGTAAATTATCAAGGATTGTATCTGACATTTCAGATGCTGCACCAGAACTATTATTAATGGCATTGCTTAGAGAATCCCATGAGGTTGTCTGCTGTGTCAAACTTGCTCCAAGCAATTGTGTTACCTGGTCGGCATCCTCCTGTGTCATGGAAAACTGATTCATTAAAGCTGTAGCAACTGCTGTCTCGTCTCCATAACTTTTATAAAGTGTCTGTAAATCTGAAACAGATACTCCAAGTGCATCGATGTCATATCCCATGCTGTCTATAGCTGTTGCGACAGACTCAATGGAAATGGCTCCGTCACTCATTAATGCAAGAAATCCAGTCATGGCTTCTTGACCAGCCATTTTCTTCGCATAATTGACCTGCTCTTCAACGTTCAGACCTGCCCAAGCAGCTCTGGTTTCTACCAATACGTCCGATAAATCTCTTGCATTTCCGGAAGAATCATAAAATGACACACCAAGTCTTTGTGTTAAAATGTCTAATGCACCTAAACTGTTCGCAGAAGCTCCGGCATTTGTCGATAATCTTGTCAGAAGAGATCGTAATGATGTACCAGCCTGTTCAGCTTTTATTCCGCTGTTTGCCATCATACCAAGTGCAACGCCTGCATCTTCAATCGAATATCCCATTGCACCGCAGATTGCTCCGACATACTTAAATGACTGCCCAAGCATTTCTACTGTCGTGTTGCTGCTTGTTGAAGTTGCTGCTAAAACGTCCACAAAACGGTTCGTTTCATCAGCACTCATTCCAAACGCTGTCATTGCATCTGTAACAATGTCTGATGCTGTGGCAAGATCCATAGAAGATGCTGCCGCGAGATTCAGGACACCATCTATACCGTCCAGCATTTCTTCTGTATTCCAGCCTGCTAATGCCATATACCCAAGTGCATCTGCTGACTGTGAAGCGGTAAAAGAGGTCTTTTCCCCCATTTCTTCTGCCTTCTCGGTCAAAGCTTCCATTTCTTCTGCGGTTGCACCGGAAAGAGCCTTAACGTTGCTCATAGAAGATGTGAATGTCATTCCAGTATCAACAGCTGAAAGAGACAGATTTTTCAATTCTTCAATTCCTTTTTGAATACCATTTGATACAAGATCTGCTACGACACCCTTAAAAATCGTAAAACCGCCTGTTGCAGCCGAAGATGCCTTTCTATCTGCGTCTTCCAATGCGTCCGCAAATTCTCCTGCCTGTTCTGTTGCATCCGACAGTTTCTGCTTATTGTCTTTAAGTTCACCATTGAGATCTTTCATCTCTTTTGAGAGGGATTTTGCTTCCTTCGAGTTTTTTCCCTGCTCCAAAACAACATTTATGTACTGCTTTTTCAGATCTTGCAGTTTATCTTCCTGATTTTTGATTTCATCAGACAATCTTTTAGAAGCTGTCTGATTTTCCTTCATGACCGCCGTGTACTCTTCAATACGCTTGTTGCAGTCTCCGATTTCTCCTCTAAGCTTCTCTTCTTCATTTTTCAATTTCAAGATTTCTGTTCTGTTTTTCTGTGCTTCTGCAGAATTTTCGCCAAAAATCTCAATTGCTTTTTGGAGTTTCTGGTTGACAAGTTCCTCTTTTTCCTGCGTAACTGAAAGCTTTTCCTGTAAAAGACTATGTTTTTTCCGTAAGCCTTCAATATTATCGCCATTATTTTTCAATTCAGAATCTGCCAGTTTGAGAGCATTATTTAATTCTTTTGTTGCGGCACTGGCTTTTGACAGCCCTTCATTATACTCATGTGTATCCGCTGTGAATTTAATTTTTGCTTCACTCGTTTTAGTTCTTGCCATACGCCCGGTCACACTCCTCACTTATCGCGTAATTCTTCCAACTGTCATAAGCCGATTTGTTCAATGCAACTGTTTTTAAAAAAGAAAAATCCGCATTCCAGAACAAATCTTCACTTATTTCAAGAATCAAAACGTAATACGTGTAATAATCCTCTATATCTTCAAGTTCAAATTTTGGAATACGGATTTTATTTTTCTTTTTTCCTTTTGTGTGGCTTATGAATGCTGATCGGAATTCTTCTTTTTTTTTGCTGAAATGAGTTCATTACATTTTCTAGCAAGTTCTGGTGGATTGTATGGAAGATTTTCCATAAATTCTATTTCACCCATGCATTCATCGAGGTTGTCCACATTCGCACACAGATATGCCGTGTACAATATGGTCACGGTATCAAATGTATCTTCCGTTCCCTTCATGATGACCTTGTTATATCTGTCATAAGCATCCTTTTTTAATCCTCTGATCTTATATAAAGAAGCAAAATTCAGTGCAAGTTCCACTTCTTTACCATTTTCAAGTTTCATTTTGATTTTTCCATTCATATTTTCACTTTCCTCCATAATATAACCGGATACCAATCTGGTATCCGGTCATGCTGCTCATTTGCTTAAAGCTGTGATCAATTCTTTTCTATTCATTGTTGAATAATTTTCTACTTCTTTTTCCTTTGCAAGTGCCTTTAATTCTGCCACAGTCATTTTTTCAAGTGCTGACTCTGCGTTTTCATTATCGGCATCCTCAATCTTTTTAATGTATCCAGTTGATTCTGTGATTTCAGCAAATCTTTCTTCTGACATATCCTCAATGATTGTTCCTTTTTTTACGACTTCTTTTGTCTGCTTATCAATAAAGGAACGTAAAACCTCAACTCTCATAGCGTCCTCCTACAGTACTTTCTTTTTTGCAAGATCCGGCGTGAATTCAGTCATCCATTTCTGTGCAATTTCAGATGATACTTCGGATTTCAAAGCTTCATACAAGCCATTTCCTTCATCATCCGGCATGACAGCAACCGTCATTTCAATTTCTGCAACTTCCTCTCCACCATTTTCAATTTTTCTAGCAATACCATCCTTCACGACACATTTAGTATAAGCTTTATACTTAATGTTTTCATCCTCATCAACAGCTTCCACTGTGCAGGCAAATTCCGGATGAACCGAATTTGATCCATAGGCAGAGATTCCGTCTTCTAATCCATCAAGATTCATTCCATATGTCTGTTTATATCTCTCATAGTTCATATGCAGACTAAGTTTCAATTCGCCCGTTCCAGTTCCTCTGGTACGTGTTTTCTTTTCAATACCCATGTATTTTTTTGTTACTGTTTTCGTATTCATTGATTCTTCAATGCTACCAACAGCTCCTGCTTCTACATAATTTTCATCTTTTGAAAATTTCATTGCAAATTTTCTACATTCGAATTCTGAAAATTCACCGTAACCACTCATAAAATTTGTCCTCCTATTTCATTTGAAAAGTAATTCTATCAAGCATTTCATCAACAGCCTCGTCTTCTTTTCTCTCGATTCCTCTATCAAAAAAATGCTGATTTCCTGCATGATGTACTGTATTTGAGCCATCATCTGGAAAATACAGATAATCATATTTTGTTTTTGAACCAATTGTTAC